TCCGTATATAAACGTCTACCAGAACCTTTTGGTTTTTTACCGGTTCCTTTTACAGGATCAGCCATTATTATTTTTTATGAGACATTTTAAGAACTTCTTTCTTACTATGCCCACATCCTTTTTTCTTTAAAGCTAAATGCTCTTTATATGTATTTGCTTTAAAAGGCTTTCCTTTTTTACCACAATACATCATATGTGGCTTAAACTCTTTTTCTTCTTTTTTATCGTGTTTCATTTTTTTATTTTTTTGATGATTTATTACCCCAGTTTTTAGCGCCAACCTTCCTGCACTTTGATAACGCTCCGCTAGCGTATGCAGAAGGAAACACTTTATATCTTGCTTTTACTTTATGATAACATGCGTCTTTTTTACCCATAGCTATTTTCTTTTTTTACGTTTTCTTTTTCTTTTTGCTTTTTCTTTTTGTTCGTTTTTTGATGCCCAAACTGCTTTACGTTGAGCTGCACTTACATATGGCATAATTATTTTCTTTGAGTGTTTCTTCTTCTATCAGTTCTTTTACTTCCTCTTGTTGGTGCTGTTTCATCCTCTA